CTCGTTACAAATTATATCGACGCCACAAACGTCAGTGTTTCAGGGGGAGCCGCTGGAATTGGCCGCCCTGCATGGGTGGAAATAATCGTCAATGCCGCAGCCCATACTGGTTGGTAGTTTTATGAAGAAATCTTGTTCGGCTGGCTTGCCAAGATCGCGGGGCGTAAATGTCTGACCTTCCTTATCTCTTTCAGTATGGCCCGGCTCCGACTGGCGAGTCTGGCGCAAAAACCGCGCGCACGATGGTCTTAGAGGCCATGCAGGATTTGGGAATCGTGGCCGACCAGGAGGCCATGAGCGCCGCCCAAGGCAATTACGGCTTTCGCAAGCTGAACGACATGCTGGCCGGTTTTGAGTCCGAAGGCATCCACTACGCGCACCGCAACCTGTCGTCTCTCGACAGCATTATCAATTTGCCAGACGGGCAGCTCCGCAACGTCGGCCTGATGTTGCAGCGCGAGCTTGCCGGCACCTACGGCGTATCCCTGAGCCCGGATGACCAGTTGGCAATCCAGCGCGCCATGACGGCCCTGCAAGCCTATTACTACGTGCCCATTACGTCGGCTCCCGAGCTTGCGCTGCGGCCTCGCCGGTTTGGTCGATTCAACTTTTCCGCCGGATGATGCGCGGCCCTCTCGCCCTTGGCTTTGCCCAGCAGCGCTCCCGCCCTGTCAACGCGGCTCGCGTCGTGAACCTGTACGCGGCGTCCACCGCAGAGGGAAGCCGGACCAAGGTCGTGCTGTACGGCACGCCCGGCCAGAAGGCATGGCGCACCATCGGCGGCGACACGATCCGCGCGGGCCTAGAAGCTCAGAGCATAGCCTACATTCTCAGCGGCACGATCCTCTATCGCGTGGAATCGGACGGCACCACGACGGCCTGCAGCGGCGATTTAATCCCGCCCACGGGCGAGGCGACGCTAATCAACAACGGCGGCCAAATTGGCTTGTTGGTGGTTCCTGACTTGTTCGTGATTGTGGGAACGACCGTCACCAAGGTCACGGCGGCGGGCTATCCCAGCGCGGGCCTGTCCAGCATCGCCTACATCGACGGCTATGCGGTCGGCACCGTCAACGACGACTCCGGGCAGTTCCAGATTTCCGGCTTGTTGGACTTCGCCTCGTGGGATGCGCTGGACCTTGCCAGTGCCGAGTCGAGCCCGGACGGCCTGCTCCGCGTGCTGGTCGATCATCGCGAGGTGTGGCTGTTCGGCACGCAAACCGTCGAGGTGTGGGCCAATACCGGCGCGTCGCCTTTTCCCTTCGAGCGCGTGCCGGGCGCCTTGCTGGAGCGTGGATGCGCGGCCCGTCGCAGCCCCGCCAAGATGGACAACTCCGTATTCTGGCTGGGCGATGATCGGATCGTGTACCGCGCCGAAGGCTATCAGCCCGCGCGTATCTCGACACACGCCATCGAGGAAGTGCTTCGCGTCGGCACCGTGTCGGACGCCTACGGGATGACGTATTTCCAGGCTGGACATCACTTCTACGTCCTGACCCTGCCGAGCCTCAACCGGACCTTCGTTTTCGATCCTGCAGCCTCCGCAGCGGCTGGGGCGCCCATCTGGCACGAGAGGCAGAGCGGCACGTCTATCGAACCTGCCAAGTGGGACGTGCAGTGCATTTTCAGCGCCTTCGGCAAGACGCTGGTAGGCTTGCAGGCTGGCAAGGTCGCGGAACTAGACCTCGATACCTACACCGACTTGGGCGAGCCCATCCGGTCCGTGATTGTCGGCCTGCCATTCTATGCCGAGACGCTGCGGGCAATCATGGTGGACTTCGAGCTTGAGTGCGAGCTGGGCGTCGGCGCGATCTCTGGGCAGGGGGCCGACCCCGAGGTCATGATGCGCTACAGCGACGACGGCGGCTTCAGTTGGAGCCACGAACGGCGCGCGAGCCTTGGCCGGCAGGGTGTCCGCTATATTCGCGCCATGTGGGACCGGCTCGGCGCCTTCCGGCAGCGGACGGTTGAGATTTCCATATCAGACCCGGTCAAGCGTGCATTCTACGGGATGCGGACCAAGATCAAGCCGTTGCCACGATGACCGCGCCATTCAATTCCAAAACCCGCATCGTCAACCAGGATGGCACGCCTAGCCAATGGCTGATTGCCTATCTGCAGTTGATCGGAACCGGCGTGGTGAAGCGCACGACTTACACTTACGCGGTAATCGCCACCATGACGCCGACGCTGGGCGACACGGTGGTTTGCACTGATTCGAGCGTGACGACCGTAGGCAACACGCTGGCGGGTGGCGGCGCGAACATCGTGCAGGCCATCGGCAACGGTACTGACTGGAAGGTGATTTAGATGATCCGCGACGCCGTACCAGACGACGCGCCCGAGTTGGTCGAGATGGGCCGCGCTTTCTTTGCCGAGGCAGGATGGGCCGACAAAGCCGAGTTCTGCCCTGTCAGCTTTGCGCTGACTTTGGAGCGGTTGGCCGAGGCCGGAATCCTGCTGGTTTTCGAGAAAGACGGGAAGCCGGTCGGCATGGCCGGGGCGCTTTACTCTCCCGCGTACTGGAATGAGAAAGTACTTATCGGGCAGGAGTTGTTCTGGTATTGTGAGCCACCGCACCGCAAAGGTGCGGGCGCCGAGTTGCTTAGGCACCTCGAATCCGCCGCCAAGGCGCGCAACGTACAATTCTTCGGCATGGTCGCGGAGCATGGGCTTCGCCACGAAGCACTCGCCCAAGTCTATAAGCGGGCGGGTTATTCGGTTGCCGAGCATACGTTCTGCAAGGCGCTATAAATGGCGATTTTCTCCGCTTTATCGGGTGTTATTGCTCAGCAAGGCGCGCAGGCTGGCGGCAACATGGCTGCGAGCGCGGCCAACCGTGCCGCACAGATGCAGCAGGAAGAGGCGACGCGAGCCCGTGCGGCTCTGTCTCCCTGGGTTGCGGCGGGCGGCGGTGCCATCGGCAAGGTGACGAACTTGCTCGGCCTCGGCACTCTCAAGACCAACGGCGGAAACTATAACACGTATGGGTTGGACCCTGCAGGCGCGAAGGAAACGCAGCAGCAGGCGTTGGCCGACTTCGAGACTTCGCCCGGCTATCAGTTCCGCATGGATGAGGGCTCGAAGGCGCTGGACCGTTCGGCGGCCTCGCGTGGCCTTCTCCGCTCGGGTGCGCAACAGAAGGCCATTACCGCCTTCGGGCAGGGCATCGCCTCCGAGGAATACGGGAACTACATGGACAACCTGCTCGCGGTTTCCGGACTTGGCGGGCAAGCGGCGTCCAGTGGTAACAACACGGCGGCGAACCTGACCGGCAACGCGGCGGACAACATCTTCCGGGGTGGCGTGGCGCGCGGCTCCGCTTATTCGGCAGGCGCCAACGCGCTTGCAAGCGGTATCAGCAAGGGCGTCGAGAACGCGGCCGGCGTGATCGGATACAAGGGGTGGTTTAAGTGAGCGGCGTCCTTTACCCGGACCTCGCCCGCTCGTTTGCGCTCGGCTCACAGCTTCGCGTTCAGGAAGAAGAACGCGGCATAGATAAGGAAGTAAACGAGCTAGTTCCGGCTGCGATGAAAGGCGACCAAGCCGCTATCGAGAACATCGCCAGAAAGCGCCCGAACGTCGCTATGGGCATTTCCGGGATGCTGGAGAAGATGGACGCGGGCCGCCGCGCCAAGGTCAAGGAAGCGTCGGAGTGGACGGCCAAGGCCGCTATGGGCGTGCTGAGCCTGCCGGAAGCCGAACGCCCGGCTGCGTATCAGGCTGCGTTGGCAGAGGGCCAACGTCTCGGCTACCAGATTGACATGCCGCCGCAGTACGACCGCGCGGTAGACGGTCGGCTGAGGCAGATACTCAACCAGACCCGCACGTTTGAGAACTATTGGAAGGACAAGCAGGAAGGCTTTGACCTCGTGCCTTCGGGCGGTGGTGGTGCGGCCCCGCCTTCGGCTGGTGGTGGTGGTGGCGTCAACCCGTACAACATCGGCAACGTTCGCCCGGTCGGCGGTGGCCCCAACAGCGGCTTTCAGCAGCCCGCCTCGCTAGACGACGGCATCCGCTTGGCGGTCAACAACGTCAAGGCGTACCCGGCCAAGTTCAACAACGGCCAGCCCATGACGCTGATGCAGATCGGAGCGCGTTGGGCTCCCGTTGGTGACGGCGCAAACGATCCGGGGCAGTGGGCTCGCAACGTCGCCAGCATCGGCGGCCTTGATCCCAACCAGCCGCTCGACCTGAACGACCCCATGACGGCGGCCAAGTTCGCGCGTGGCGTTCACGGTGCCGAGCATGGCGCCAACAAGGTGCTTCCGCCCGAGCGATACGCGCAGGCGATCACGGGCGGCGCCGCGCCTCCCGGCATCGCCCAAGGCGACACCGCTCCCCCCGCCGATGCGTCCGGCACTCCCATTCCGACCTCTGACGGTGGCACGGTCACACCCAGCACCTTGCGATTGCTTACGCCAAATCTCCCGCCCGGCGCGCATCTTGGCAGGGACAGGAAAACCGGCAAGTTGATCGTTCAGGAAGGCAACTTCAACGTCTACGACAGTAATAAAAACTGGATTGGAATGGTTCCCGTCCCGAAGGCGCAAGAGACGGAAACAGGCCCGTTTGGGAATTCAACGCAAGGGCGGGGCCTTAATATTCTTGTTGAAGAAGGCAGGCTAACGCGACAGCAGGCGGCGGAACTGGCGGCTGGCAAGACCGTCACCGACCCCGCAACCGGGCAGATCATCTTTATGACGCCTTCTGGCATTTTCGGGCAAAACCCTGGACAGGCGCCGCAGCCTCTTTCCAGCCCGCAAGGCGGCGCTCCGATGGCGCCCGCTGGCGGCCCGGCCGGCGTTCCCGCGCCTGCGGCTCCCGCCGTTACTGTCCCGGCGAATCCCGGTTCTATCCCGTTGACGGGCGTTAGGCCGACCGGCCAACCGTCTGCAACCGAAATGGCGAAGCTGCGGTCGGCTCGCGTTGAAGCCGACAAGATCACGGCGGCGGCGAACGACTTTAAGACGGAATGGGCGAAGGCGACTCCAGCGGAGCGCGCTCGCTCTCTGGCGGGCGCCAACACGCCGCTAAACGCCTCGTACAACAACTTCGCCTTGCTGGCGAAGGGCGACGCTTTGTTTCAGTTGGGCGTGCTGAATGGTCCCGATCTCGACATCATCCGCCGCACGATCCCGGACCCGTCGACGTGGAAGTCAATCATGACTTCGGAGAACGACGTTACGTCGTCCGTCGACAAGGTGCTGAACATTCTGAATAACGGCGTGTCATCGACCGAGCGGCAGCTTGGCATCACTCCGCCGCAGGGAGCGCCGCCCCCGGCCGCCACCACGCCGCCTGCCGCTCCGCAAGCGGGCGACATGGTCGATGGCTATGTGTTCCGGGGAGGCAACCCGGCCGACCCGAATAGCTGGAGCAAGGTCCAGTGAGCGGCCCGTGGGAGCGCTACGCCACGCCTTCGCCCGCTGCCGCCGGCCCGTGGACGAAGTACGCCGCTTCAGCTCCAACCGAGGGCGGCGTGCAGGATTGGGAGCCGGAAGGCTACAGCGGCGGGCAGATGGCCGCGCGCAAGGTTGGATTGGCCGCTCAGGGCACAACTGACGCCCTTATCAGCAATGCTGCGGCCCCCTTGGATATTTCCGGGTGGTTGTCTCGTGCCACCGGGCTCGTTGGCCAAAATACGCCGCCCATCAGCGCGGCATTCAAGCAGGCAGCCGATGATGTGGCGTCTGTGCCGCTGCGTATCCGAGATGCCGTTTCACAGGGCTCCTTCGATCCTCTGTTCGCGACGCGCGATGCCTACGGCACGAGAATCGATCCCGTTACGACCGGCGAGCGCACGGCCTACGGGGCCGGGCAGGGCGCGGGTAACGCGCTGGCAATGGTTGCGCCCGCTGGCGTGGTCGGCCGTGTGGCTGCTCCTGGCTCTGTTACTCAAGGTGTTGCCAGCACGCTTGCAACGCAGCCTGTAATGCAGACCGTTGCGGGTGGCGTCGCCGGCGCTGTCACGGGCGCCACTGACAACCCGTGGTATGGCTTGGGCGCTGGTGTTTTGGCAGGCGTTGGCCTTCCGTATGCGTCCAGTGTCACTAAGTCCCTTTTCCAGCCGTTCACATCTGGAGGCAGGGACGCGATTGTCGGGCGGACGCTGAACACACTGGCTGATGACCCGGTGCGGGCCTCGGAAAACATGCTCCGCTACAGGTCTCCGGTGCCAAACCGGGGGCCGAATGGGGAGCCGGGCTTCCAGCTATCAGCGGCGAAAGCTTCCGGCGACGACTCATTGATGGCGACTGAAAACGCATTGATGCGAGCCGGCACTGGCTTTGGACAGCAAGCAAACGCCAATAATGCGGCGCTGACGCGGGCGCTTGATAGCCTCAACGCAGGCGGCGATCCTCGCGCATTCGTCGCCGCTCTTGGCAGGCTGGACGCGAACGCCGCGATGCGGGCGCAAGCCGCGCTTGATGCGCTTCCGCCCAGCGTCGATCCGACAACGGCCGGGCGCGCGATCCAGAACGCTCTCCGGGGCCGCTTCGACACGCTGGTAACGGCCCGCAGCCAAGCGGCAGACCCGCTCTATGAAGCGGCGAGGGCCTCGACGCAGCCCGTACCGGCGCTGCCTTTGGCGTCTCTGGTCGATGATCTGGCGCGCGCCAACAAGGGCGAGCCACGCGCGGCAATGGAGCGGGTGAGGGCGCTGCTATTCGATGCAGACGGCCAACTCGACCGGACCGCAAGCGGCATGATGGCCTCGCGCTCAGCGATTGGCGACATGCTCGACAATCCCCAGATCGGCAACAATACGCGAAGGCTGTTGCTTGAAGTCCAGCGCCAGTTGGACACTGCACTCGCGGCAGTGCCGGAAGAGCAGCTAGCGCGCGGGGTATTTGCCGAGAGAAGCGTGCCGCTTAATCCGTTCGACGCCACGCGAGGCAACAAGACCGTTGCGGGTGCGATCGCGCAAGACCGCCGAAGCGGCACCTTCCTGCAGACCCCGGAGCAGGTGACGGGCAATTTCCTCCGGCCCGGAGACGCCGGAACCGCAGCGATCCGCGAACTACGCGGTACAGATACCCGCGTTCCGTTGAATGCGCTTGAAGGCGTGGTTGCAAGCCGGGTTCGGGAAGGCGCTTCCGTTGAGAACATTCGCCCGGCGGTCAACGCGCTTTCCCCGCGCCTAGGGCAGCAGGTCGATGACGTTCGCGCAACAGGCACGCTTGCGCAGGGCTTCCGCTCGTCGCCCGCCGGCCGCTTCCTGACAGGCGACCTTGATGCCGCCGTGAAGTCCACGCTCGGCGCTCCGGACAGCGCCAACCGCTTGCAGTCTTTGGCTATGTCTGTCGGAGACGATCCGCAGGCGGTGGCTGGTCTGCGTCGCGCCATTATCGACAACTTCCGCGCCAGCGCCCGGTCGAAGGTTGCAGAGGACACGATGGGCAATCCCAACCTCGTGGCGGCTGGTTCCGCCCGGTGGCTGGAATCCAATCGCGAGGCGCTTAGAGGCATCCTGACACCGGACCAGTTGGGCGGCTTGGAAGCCATCACTCGCGCTCTCAAGGATCAGGCGCGGACCGCGACCAAGGTCGCCGGGTCTGATACCGCGCGCAACCTCGCGACACAGAACATTGTCGATAGTCTACTCATTAAGGGCGCGGGAGATTCGGCAATTATGGCGCCGCTCCGCAAGACGCTCAATCTTGTCTACAGCGGCAGCAACGAAAAGATCGCAGACCGGCTTGCAGAGGTTATGCTTGACCCGCAGGTGGCGGCGGCTTTGATGCAGCGCCCGACCGTGCAGAACATCACGCGCGCCACCACGGCGCTGGACCGGGCTGCACTAGCTACCGCAGTCGGCTCCAACGTCGAATCCCGCCCCACAAATCCGCTGCAAGCACGATGACGCGCGTCCACACCCACGCGGCCCCGACGCCGATGACTAGCACGCAGAGCAGCCACGATTGCCCGGTCGGCAATGGGTCTGTCGCGGCTTGGTATCGATCGAAGGCAAAGGCCGCGCCGACCGACACGGCGAGCTGTGAAAGCTCCATCCAACCAATTCGCATGGCGGGAGCCTAGCAGATGTCCGCACTCTTCTCACCCCCGCGCTATAGCCCCATGAGCGGCAACGGCACGTCGTATCCTGCGGCGAAGCTCTACTTCTACGAGACGGGCACCACGACGCCGAAGGACACCTACAACGACGCGGACCTCGACCCGGCGCACGTCAACGCCAACCCCGTTGTCGCGGATGCCAACGGCCTTTTTGGCGTGATTTACCTTGGGACCGGCGACTACAAGGTGATTCTGAAGGACGCCAGCGATAACGTGCTATGGACGGTGGACCCGCAGAGCGGCCTTGGAGCGGCGGACACGCTGACTACGCGCGGCGATCTGCTCACGCGCGACGCCTCTGGTTACTCGCGTCTAGCCATCGGCACGACGGGCTACTATCTCGCGAGCAACGGCACGGACCCCTACTGGGCATCGCCCATTATTCCGCGCCTTGCCATCCAGGGCCTGACCTACGCGAACAACGGCACCGACGCGACCAACGACATAGACATTGCGGTCGGCGGCGCTATGGACGGCACCAGCGCCCGAATGATGGTGCTGGGCTCCGCGCTGACCAAGCGGCTTGATGCCAATTGGGCAGTCGGCACAAATCAGGGCGGGCTTGATACCGGATCAGCCTCAGACACAGATTACTTCATCTGGCTTATCAACCGCTCTGATACCGACGTGACGGACGTGCTGTATTCCACGTCTGCCACGGCTCCGACCATGCCGGCGAACTACAATTACAAGCGGCTGATTGGCTGGTTCAAGCGGGTATCCGGCGCGATTGTCGCGTTCAAGACCTACGAGACAGAAGGCGGCGGCCTTAACCTCATGTGGACCGCGCCGACGCTGGACATTAACGACACGCTCAGTACGTCGCGCCGAACCGATGCCGTCAAGGTGCCGCTCGCCTTCTCGACGCTGGCAACGATCCGTGTGTCGCTGGTGGACGCCGCAGACAATACCCTCGCGCTGGTGTGTTGCCCCGATGAGACGGACGCGGCGCCGTCCGCAACAGCAGCACCGCTTGCCAACCTGAACAGCCATTCCGGCGCAGCTTCGACCGAGCAAAAGGAGTTGCGCATCCGCACATCGGCCACCGGCACGATTGCCGCGCGGGCAACCGCTGCGCTCGATACCTACGCCGTCTCCACGGTCGGCTTTGAGTGGTCGCGGCGATGAGTGAGGCAACCTTCATCAACTTTACGGCCTTTCAGCCCTTCGAAGGCGGGAACGGCAGGCGCTTGACCGTTGGGGCGACCACCGCCCGCGTCCAGATCCCCGGAACGCAGGCGGTCACGTCTCCCGACCGGCTCCGCATTCTGATTTCAAACAACAACAGCTTCCCGGTTTCGATCCTCATGGGGCAGGACAGCGTGGAGGCGACGACGGACTGCCAGGAGGTTCTGCCGGGAACTCAGACGCTTTTCACCCCGCCAGTCGTCGCCCCGGATGGCGTATGGGTCGCGGCGATCAGCGACGCCGGGGATGGGTACATCCAGATCACCGCCGGATACGGAACATAGGAGAAGATCATGGCGAACGAGTTTGATAGCGAGCGTTTGACATATGCCGCGATTGCGGCGGCACAGACGGCGGCAGCGGCTTTCTCTGGCGTGGGCGCGTACCTCTCGCACGTCGTGTTGCAGCCTGCCGCGCTCACGGCAGCGACGACAATCATTCTTGACGGAACGACGGTGATTTACACCTATACCGGCGGCACGCTGTCAGACCTTCGGCCTATCGTTGTGCCGCTTGGCTCTCGCAGCCGGAACGGCTCTTGGAACATCACCACAGGCGCCAACATGGCGGCACTGGCGTTCGGCAAGGCCACCATTTGATGCTGTTCCGGGAATTCCTGATGGTTGCGGCGAATGCACGTCTAGGGCGGACGCTGCCCGGTGGCTGGACGCCTGCCTCAATCTCCAGCGCCACGCCGCGCGGCTTTATCGACTTTGAAGACAATACCAAGATCACCACGGCCACAGGCGTTTCGCAGATTGTGGATTCAATAAGCGCGTCTGCCTTCGTGCAAGCGACGGGCACGGCGCAGCCTTTGCTTATCACCAGCGCCACCACGGGCCGACAGGTCGCGAGCTTCGACGGCACGGACGACGAGTTGACGTTTGCCGGCATCCCGACCAACTGGCCGGTTGGCACGACGGCCGGCGGCATCTTCCTGGTGTGCAATCAGCTCGTCACGGCGGCGAATAACCGGGTGGGGATCAGCTACGGTGGCAGTTCAACCAACTCGAACC